CTGCCCAGCTGTACCAACAAGGCTCTGATCTGTACGACCAAGAGCCTGACATGAGCCAGCTGCAAGCATTTGCCAAGCAGCGAGGTGAGCAGGGCGATCGCGCAATGCTGACTGCGTTGGCGGCTCAATATGCCGGCGAGTCGTTTCAGCCCGTTCAAGAGCAGCTGCTCAAGAAGGCTGCATCTGCTCGCGATCCATTGAAGATGGGCGGCGGCATGATCACCGCCGATGGCCAGTACATCAAGGACCCCGAAGCATCTCAGAACAAGAAGGCTGAGTTTCTTATGCAGCAGGCCCGCGCTTACGAGCAGATGGCCGCGACTGCGCAGACGGCGCAAGAGAGGGCTCGCGCTGAGGCGGCTCAAAACGCAATCATGAACGAGATTCGCTTCATGAATGCAAACACTTCTCGCATGGTTGCAGCTGGGGGCCCTGGTGGTCTTGGCGCCGGCCAAGCCACGCAAGTGGGCTCTGGCCCCAACAACGAGCCGATCTTCAGACAGAAGAACGGCCAGCTGTTTACCTATGACCAAAGCGGCCAGGCAATGGCCTATCAAGGCCAGGTGTTGCCGCGTGCTAGCAGCGCACAACCGTCCGAGGATGAGCGCAAGGCAGCAGGCTGGTTCTTCCAGGCTGACAACGCACGCCGGAACATGGAATCGGTCATCAAGAAAAACCCCCAAGCCGCGTACCCAACTATTGGCGAACGGGCTGCTGGATTTATTCCTGGTGTTGGCGAAGACTTTGCCAACCAGCTTAGACCCGAGGACCGTCAAAAGTTTGTTCAGGCAGGCAGCTCAATGGCCGAGGCTTTGCTGCGTGCCGCTACTGGCGCCGGCATGAATGAGTACGAAGCAAAACAAAAGGTGCGCGAGCTTGTGCCCCAGCTGGGTGATAAGCCTGGCCTGGTTGCGCAGAAGACGGCCAGCTACGACGTTTATATGAAGTCGTTGCAATCCCGCGCGGGCCGCGCTCTGCCGCAAAACGCACCAGGTGGAGCGCCTGCTGCCGACAATGACCCATTGGGTCTGCGGAGGCCTAGCTGATGGACAAAATCAAAGTCTCCGCGATCCGGGAAAAGTTCCCCATGTATGGGGACTTGTCTGACGATCAGCTGCTGATCTCACTGCGCAAAAAGTATTACAGCGACATCCCCGCTGCAAAGTTTTACAGCAATATCGACTACGACACTGAGCGCGATCGCTTGAACAAGGAGCTGGTTGGCTCAATGTCAACCACCGAAAAACTATTGGCGGGCGCGGGCAAGTCCTTTGTGGATCTTGGCCGCTCAGCCAAACGCGTGGCCAACATGGTCGGCATCGGTGACTATGACGAAGCTGCGGCCAAGGCTGACGAGGCCTTGGACAAACCTTTGATGGACACCAGTGCCGGCGCTTGGGGCAAAGGCCTCACTGACGCAGGGCTGACGTTTGTGCCTGGTCTGAAGGGCGCTCAAGCAATCACCAAGGGCGTGCAAGCGGGAGCTCGCATGCTTCCTCGAGCTGCAGGCGTTTTTAAGGGTGTTGCACCTTATGCCGGCGCTGCCGGGTCAGGCGCAATCATCGGTGCAGCAACAACCCCAGAAGACATGTCTGGTGGCGCCACAACGGGCGCTCTGGCAGGCACAGCAGGCGAGGTAGGGGGTAGGGTGCTGTCTTCCGCTTACAGCGGCGGCAAGGCCGCATTGGAGCCCCTGTGGCAGTCTGGCCGCGAGCGCATCTTGAAGCGCACGCTGGATCGCTTCGCGACTGACCCGGCCAAGGTTCGCGCAGCTGCAGCTAATCCTGTCGAGTACGTCCCTGGCGTCACTCCAACATTGGCCGAGGCCACGATGGACCCTGGCATCGCCCAGCTCCAACGCGGCGCGGCTTCTGGCTCGTCTGACGTGGCCAGCGCTTTGGCGCAGTCTCGGGGCCAACAGGTCGCGGGCTATCGCAGCACGCTGGATGACCTGGCAGGCAACGATGGCAAGCGCGAGTTTTACGACACGATGCGCAACAAGGCCGCGGATGATTTGTATGACCAGGCCCGCGCAGGCGGCTTGAGCATGACAACGCCGCTCGAGGGTCAAGTCAAAGAGCTCATGCAGCGCCCCTCGATCCAGACCGCGATGGTCAATGCTCAGCGCCTCGCACGCGAGAAGGGCATAAACCTGGACGCCCCTGGCGGTAGCGTCGAAGGCCTGCACTACGTCAAGAAGTCCCTGGACGACATGATTAGCGCAGCCAAGCGTGCTGGCAACAACAACGAGGCCTCGGCCTTGATGGAGACACAGGGCAACCTGGTGGACTTTCTGCGCCAGGCGTCGCCCAAATACGGCGAGGCCCTGGACACTTTCAAGTCAATGTCTCGCCCCATCAATCAGATGGACGTCGGTCAGACGCTGCGCGACAAGGCGCTGCCTGCATTGACAGACCTGGGCGATGGCAGCCTTGCACGCGTCAACGCCAACTCATACGCCAACGCCTTACGCAACGCTGACGCAACAGCACGCAAGGCAACAGGCATGACCGGCGCCAAGATGGAGAGCGTTATGGACCCCGCGCAGATGGACCAGATCACGGGCATCGGTAAGGACATGGCTCGCTTCGCAAGCGCTCAAGAGCTGGCCCGCGTGCCAGGCTCGCCAACCGCTCAATACCTGGGCGCTCAGAACGTCGTGCGCCAGTTCCTTGGCCCCTTGGGAATCCCGCAATCCGCGGCTGATTCGATGGTGGGCCGCATAGCTTCTGGCTTGATGGGCTTGCCATTCGCGATGACTCAAAGCAAGACGGAGCAGCTACTTGCTCGAGCTCTCACAGACCCCAAGACGGCTGCAAAGATAATGGCAGCTAAGGACCCGAAAACGATCGCTGAAATCTTGCGTCCCTACGCGGCGCAGACAGCGATTCAGATGGATACACAGTAATAGGAGCAGGACATGCCACGCAATACCTCAGGTATATACACGCTACCAGGCGGCAACCCCGTCACGCCTGGTGACGTCATCGAGGCCGATTGGGCCAACACGACGCTGGAGGACGTTGCTGACGCGCTGACGAACTCTTTGTCTCGCACTGGCGCCGGCGGTATGTTGGCGCCTTTCCGCATTGCTGACGGCTCTGTCAGCGGTCCTGGCCTGTCTTACTTGAACGAAACCAACACCGGCCTTTATCGCTCAGGCTCAGGCTCTGTCTGGATGTCGGTCTTGGGCGTTAACACCGTTCAGTTTTCGACTGTCGGTCTGACGATTCCCTTTGGCAAGGCTCTGACGGCTGCTGGCAATGCCAGCGTATCAGGCACGTTTTCTGTTGGCGGCGCGGCTACCTTGGCCTCAACTTTGGCTGTGACTGGTGCGATCACCGCAACGGGTGGAGTTACTGGCAACGTCACCGGCAACGTGACGGCTGGCTCTGGCACATCGACGTTTAATGACCTGGTGGTTACTGGCTCGCTGGACATGACTGCCGGCAGCTCCGCGACCATCACGGGTCTGAGCACACCAACCAATGCATCTGACGCAGCCAACAAGGGCTACGTTGACACGCAAGACGCCCTGCGCTTGGCGCTCACAGGCGGCACGATGTCTGGTGCGATTGCCATGGGCAACAGCAAGATCACTGGTCTTGCGACCCCCACGGCTGACGGCGACGCGGCCACAAAGGCCTACGTTGACTCAGTGGCCCAGGGCCTCGATGTCAAGGGCTCCTGCCGCGTTGGCACAACGGCCAACATCACGCTGTCGGGCACTCAGACGATCGACGGCGTGGCCGTGATCGCAGGTGACCGCGTCCTGGTTAAGAACCAGTCAAGCGCAGCTGAGAACGGCATCTATGTCGTGGCTGCAGGCTCCTGGTCGCGTTCAACTGACGCTGACACTTGGGCAGAGCTGGTAGGCGCTTTCACGTTTGTAGAAGAAGGCACAGTCAACGACAACTCTGGCTGGGTCTGCACATCCCCAGCAGGTGGGACATTGGGCGTCACAGCTGTCACCTGGGAACAGTTCTCTGGAGCTGGCCAGATCACTGCTGGCGCTGGTCTGTTCAAGTCTGGCAACACGATCAACGTCGGCACTGCGTCCGCTTCGCGCATCGTTGTCGGCACTGACGACATCGACCTGGCCACGACTGGCGTGACTGCATCGACCTACAAGTCGGTGACTGTTGACGCGTATGGCCGCGTGACTGCTGGCACAAACCCAACGACCTTGGCCGGCTTTGGCATCACCGACGCCTACACGCAGGCTCAGGTTGACGCTGCTTTGGCGCTTAAGCTGAACCTGACTGGCGGCACGATGTCGGGCGTGATCGCGATGGGCACAAACAAGATCACCGGCCTCGGTGATCCTACGTTGGCCCAGGACGCAGCGACAAAGAACTACATCGACACGATTTTCGGTTCGACAACGACAGCTGCCGCGTCTGCAGCTGCTGCTGCGGCTTCTGCGTCTGCTGCTGCAACGTCAGCAACAAATGCTTCTAACAGCGCCACAGCTGCAGCCGGCTCTGCCACGTCAGCTGCTGCCTCTTACACCACCTTCAACAACCAGTACCTCGGCAGCAAGTCTTCAGACCCAACAGTCAACAACTCTGGCGGAGCGTTGGTAGAGGGCAACCTGTACTGGAATTCGACATCGAATGAGATGCGCGTCTATGACGGCGCGGCTTGGATAACAGCCTACCTGCCTGCGTCTGGTTACGCACAACTGGGCGCAACCAACACATTCACGGCCAACCAGATCATCAGCGTTAACACATCAAGCGATGCGTTAAGCATCACGCAAGTGGGCTCTGGCAACGCGCTCTACATCGAAGACGTGGCATCCGACGCGACGCCCCTGGTGGTGAGCTCGACTGGTGTTTTGGGCATCGGAACCACAACCCCAGACAACGTGACCTCTGCCGGTATCGCGTTGGTCTCCAACAGCGGCTACTACCCGCAGCTGGTGCAGCGAAACACAACGGCAGACGGCAATGCGTCTTATGTCGTGCTGGAAAAAAATCGCAGCGGCGCGATCGTTCAAAACGGCGACGTGATGGGCAACTTGATTTTCAGGGGTTACGACGGCACGCAGTATTTGCAGGGCGCGTACATCAATGCGCTGGTAAGCGCTACGCCAGGCACTAACGACATGCCTACTGATCTGGTGTTTGGTACGACACCTGACGGCAGCGCTGGTCCTACTGAGCGTTTCCGCATCAAGAACAATGGATCGATTGCCGTGAGTGGTGCCTACGGCACATCCGGCCAAGTCCTGACATCTGGTGGTTCAGGTGCTGCGCCTACTTGGTCAACGATTACATCCGGCGGAATGACGTTATTGGCCACGGTAACGCCAGCAAACGGAGTTAGCTCGGTAAACATCACTGGTCTTGCAAGTAGCAAACAGATTCAAGTAATTAGCTCTAGCGATGTTGAATTAAACGATGTAGCAAATGTTCGTCTAAAACTGAGTGTGAATAACGGCGCTTCATTTCCCGGGTCAACTTTTCAGTTCTCTACTAGTAACCAATATCCAGACCCTTGTGCAGCGACAATCTACAACACCGCTGTAAACGGTTCTAAGCGCGTTTTAACTTTCATTAATGGTTCTTCTAATTTTTCAAACGAAAGTAATTCGAGCATCAATGCCGGTACGGTAAACGCCATTCAAATTGCAACTTCACTGACATCTTTTAGTGGCAACGCAACATTCTTTATTTACGGGTTGAACTAACATGACAAAACCACTTATTCAAATCGACAACGTTGTGCGTGAGATGACCGATTCAGAATATGAGCAATGGCAAACCGATAACAATGACCCAAGCCAATACCAACGCGACCGCGCAGCCGAGTACCCAGCGATGGCCGATTACCTTGACGGCATCGTGAAGGGCGACCAAGCGCAAGTGCAGGCATACATCGATGCGTGCTTGGCGGTAAAGACAAAGTATCCAAAGCCGTCGCAGACGTGATGAGATAATCACGCCGCGATAATAAAAAAGTAACCCACGACAACCACTGAAAGAATCAAATGGAAATTTCAATTCAACTCGAGCTGAACGAAGTCAACGCGGTACTGGACGCGATCGGGGCACTCCCGACAAGCACCAACACATGGCCCATCGCGGCCAAGATCCGCGCCCAGGCTGCACTTCAGCTCCCGAAGAACAC